GCTCGCATTTGTATAATCTCCAACGTCTTGAATTTTTTTTATATAATAGATATGCATATCTTTAGATGCATTTGTAGAATCTGGTGTTGGATAAACACTGACACTTACATAATCAATAAATCTTTGAACCCAATATTGAGCTGGTGTCCCTTTAGAAAGTTTGTTTGAAAAACCTGCATAAGTAGATCTATCTACTTTTGTCATTGGACTATCTGATTGTGTTGTTTGAGTTCTATTAGACCTTAATTGTCCTTCAAGAACATCTGACATTCCATAAATACCAGAAGGTGTTGAAGTAGCACTTGTGCCATCATCACTGGATCTATAAAATTTATATTCAGCTTGCCCTTCAATAAGGTCAATATTTGTACTCGCTATTTCCCAATAGTGAATACCCCTATTTCCCCATTCTTGAAATAAAAGATTTAGAGTTCTTTTAGCTGTTTTAAGTTGATACCCAGCTACATTTTGTAAGCCAATACGTTCGTGAGCTTCTTCTATTATTTCATCAATAGAAAAAGTTTTACCGAATGTAGCAGTACCAGAAGTAGTGTTAGCCATCTAACCTCCTAGTCGTAAACTTTAATCCATTCACAAACTACTGTGCCGGTGTCTCCATTTGAACAAGCTGGTAATGTTAAGTTAACATCTCCAGTGTATCCAGTTGCTTCAGTGTTTTTTAATCCACCGAAAGTTGTGTAATCAAAAGCCATTTCACCCGCTAGTGTTTGAAACACTACGTCTGTGTCAGCATCCCATGCTAATCTAATAGCGTCTACTGGTGCTGTTATAGAAACGTTAAAATTAATTTTAACTAATCTAACTTTAGTACAAGCTGAGCCTACTGTTCCACCACGAGAATATTGTAAATTAGCAACTTCAACTATTTTAGTTGTGCCTCCACTTGAATCAGAAACTACATTGTAGTGAGTGATAAGTTTTTTAGTTCCATCAAATACAGTTGAATTTAATACTGTGTCTGCCATGTTTTTGTCCTCCTTTTAAAGGACGCCTGCATTACCAGGCGTCCCGAGTTAATTTATTTATTACGATGCAAATGCAAATGCACCAGTAGTTTGAGTTGTTTCTCTAGCTAATGATGATGCGATGTGCCACGTACCGTCTTCGTAACAAATGAAAGCAATTTGTCCACCAACAGTTAACAAGTTTGTTGTTGCGTTAGCTGCTGTAAAAACTAATTGAGTTTCACTTGCTGCTGAAACGTCAATATCTGCTTCTCCACCTGATCTTGATTCAATAACTGAACCAGTAGCCCAAACATCAGATCCAGCTGCATCAAAAGTTAGGGTGTTAGTTCCACCAGTTGTGTCAACTGCTTGCATGTAAACAACCACTGTTCCTGCTGTTGCTGCAGGTAATGTGCAACCTGCTGCAGCCGCACCTGTGTAGTTTACGATTGATATAGTGTCTGCTGCTAATGTTAAACTAGCACCTGTTGCTACATCTGCTTTTGATAAACCAGTTAAGTCAGGCATGCCTGAACTCATTCTAGTTGTTACTGCACCAGTTGTCGTATTTTTGGTTGCCACTTGGAAACCTTTTTCCGAACGTACCGGTCCATTAAACGTTGTGTTTGCCATAATTATATCCTCCTAGTTTTCCGAATACTGTCTCTAGGCCGTCGACTATACTCGTCAGTATTCTAATTAATTGTATAGTGATTAATTTATATATGAAATTTTAATGAAGTGCAAGGTATCCTTACAGAAATATACGATTTCAGCGATGTGGCGTTTATCTAAGTAGCCACAGAAACTTGGGCAGCAGCATCTTCAATTGCATTTTGTTTATTTGCAATTTTGGCCTCTTCAAGTTTAATGTCAGTGATGACTTCTCTAATTTTGTCATCAATTCTAACCATATCCAGAGTATATCTACCTTCTTGTTCATACTCCAGTTGCCACCTCAACTCCAAGGACCTTTTTTGTTTGTACAGGTCTTGTACCATCTATAACCTCCTCATAGGTTATTCTGTTTACCTTGGGATCGTGCATTTCTCCAAGATACTCCCACTTTATACTCTTATCTCCTAGTTTGTCAACTATTGAATTTTCAATAGATTCAACATTATCTTCCGCTAACACTTCAAATTTAGCGAAATAACTATATGCACTGATTTTTACTAGGAATTTTCTCATTTCTGCCTTTCTATTTGATAAATGTGGCGGAACTGTGTCCCGCCACATAAATTAGGTTTAATTACGCACCTTCAACGCCATAGATACCTCTAGGGTCTGATACTCCAAATGAGTATCTTTCTCTAGCTTTGTATCTTACGTTGCCAGTGTCGAAATCACCTTCCATTGCAGTTGTCAATGGAGCTCTGCTGAACATTTTCATTCCGTTTGGTACATCTGTAACAATGTAAAACGAATCACTGTCAGTTAGGTAGTTATTCACTCTATATCCTTGAGGAATCATACCCATAGACGCGATTGCGTTTATATCGTTATCAGCTGTTCCAGTTCTGCCTGCAGACTTCATAAGTCTTTCAGCGTTAAACTGGTTTTCCGAAGGAACAATCATCTTCACTCCTCTTGCTGCAACTTTAAGACCTCTCTCGTCAGTCATCTTACCGATGTCGATAAGAGATTGTTCTAACGAAGTTTCGTTCAAATCAGCCTGAGTAGTTAAGGTATTTGAAAAAGTACCTGCTACTGTAGGGTGGTTTGTTGTAAACAATGCTTTTGCATCACCTGATTTAAATGTTGCTGTTGAAGGCAAACCATTTATTAAAGGTTGTACTGCTTTTACTTGTTTAGCATTGCTCATAGATCTTGCTAAAGCTTTTGTATAACGAGAAGAAATCCTGTCATACAAGTTGTCCTCAATCGCTTCTTCAGTGATTGCGAACGCTAAAGCAATGGTCTCGTGAGTGTAACGAGCTGTGAAAGTTTCTTGTGCTTCGTCAAAAGATACGCCTGCACCTTCACCTTTCACTTGTGCGTTTGCAAAGCCAGATAACATTACTTCCTCTTCGAAAGCTCTGTCAGATGACTCTGTAGTATAAATCTCAGCGTGCTGATTTTCATACCTTTTATATTCCAGCCCAAATAGTGCATTTAGGCCTGGTTCTAGTTCTTTAACTAGCTGTGATCGTGATATTGCCATAGTCTATTTGCTCCTATTATTGCCATGTTACTGCACCAGTGAAGTACTGATTAAGATTGTGAGCGACCACGACGCTTCTATAAGCGGCGCTTGTGTCATTTGACGGGTCCTCTGCAGATCTTAGTAATCTCCATTGGTTGTTAGTAGCATGTCTAGTTGAATACGTTAATGTCGAGCTGGATTGACCAGAAGTGTCTGATCCCGCTGCAGTTACAGTTAAGCCATATGTTTTACCATATTCTGCTTGAGCTGCCGCTGCATCGATCGCACCAACAAAAAGTTGGCTAGGATTATCCATTACGAATGCAGTAATGTCTTCACTATTAGCTGGAGTAATTGGTTGGTTGTAGAAATTCGCAAACGTCGGCTTCAAAGTTGTTGCCGCGTTATAGAAAATACCATTCAACACACCAATACATGTATTTGTGATAGCCGCTTGCGCAGTTTTGATATATCCCACTTTGCTCTGCACTGCAGTGCCTTGGAATAGATCAGCGTCGTACGCAGCATCTATTAAGTATTTGCCTTGTCCAGATGTAGCCGGTGTTGAACCGATCGTACCTGCTGGGATCAAACCAAATCCTTGTGTATTACTATTTGCCATAGTTATTACTCCTTGTGTCTATAGTTTCCCATAGACGGGTTGATTTAAATCGATAGTAGGGAATTGGTTGTTATCCCGAGAATAGTTAAAAAATTAACTTTTCTTTGTACCACCGAAGGTTACACGAGATTGCCTTTCAACATTGATTGGCATTCTCTCATCCTGCTCCTTCATAAGATCGTTTTCTACGGCATCGCTTCGTTCTGCATGACGTCTTGTCATATAGTCTTGACGTTGCTGCGCAATCTCGATTGGTACCTTCGCAAGTAGAAGGCCACCAACCCCAATCACTCCCTTGTATCTGCCCTCATCGAGGACTGGATAGTCAGATGCGTTTTCGACTTCCTCGGCACGTACTAACTCATAACCTTCTCTAATTCGAGAAGCTATGTTTTTAGTGTCTTGGAAACCAACACTCTCTGCTCTAATCCATCTATACCTGAATCCATCAGGTGCAGGGGGTGCATCTAGAGATGATGGTGGAACCCACACTTTTGGTCTTTCAGATTTTGACCGTGTTTGGTTCGCACGAGAAGTTTTTTTATCTTTTTCCATTTTACGCCTCCTTCGTGATTTTTAGTTGTTTTGCGTACTCTTCAAGTGGCACTCCTAATTTTTTAGCTATTGCTACCTGTGAAGAAGTGAGTCTCACAGTTTTGCGACCAGGCTTTACGCTTCTATTAGCTGAAGCCACTGTCTGAACAGGGGCGGTCGTTTGCTTTTCATTAGTTGTACCAAATTTATGCGGGAAGTCAACTTTTATTCTTTTATCAACTTCTGCATAATACTCGTCAGAGCTAGGATCATAACCTTCTCTTTCAGTTAAGTCCTTGTGTATCTCAAAAGCGGTATAAGTCATCGCTCTATCTGTTCCAAACCATGAGTTTTTAGCAGCCCATGATTCAGCTTTTGGATCCGGATTAATCGGATCATCAGTAGAAGGAATATTAGTTTCGCCTTGAGCCAAGTTTACAGGTTTCTCGGCCTGTGCTTGTTGTTTTATCTCTCGACCTTCTTGTGCTTCTTTAAGTTTTGCATTCTCAAATGCGAGAGCTGCAATTCTCTTATTAGCTTCTATTTGAGATTTGGCATCACCAGATTCAATAGCTGCAGCAAGTTCTTTTTCTGCAGATTCTAAACCTGATTTAATACTAGTCTCAAATTTTTTAACATAAGCAGAATCAGTTTTTTCAAACCTTTTCTCTAATGCTTTTCTAGATTCTTCTACACCTCTAGCATAATCTAAAGCAGCTTTTTCCCTTCTCTCTGCTTCTCTCATTTTTCTAGTTAATTTAGAAATACGAGCTTGTACGCCTTTGCTGTAATCTTCTAGTTTTTCATCTTCTTTTTTTTCTGGTTCTTGTGTTACTGTTTCTTGTTCCGTGCTTTCTGTTTCTTGTTTCGGCGCTTCGGTTTCTACAACCGACTCGTCTTTCTTTTCTTCAATATCAATATCCACTTCAGGTCCTGAAGTATCTATATCTACTGTTTTCTTGTCTTCTTCTGGCATAGTTTCCTCCTCTATGGTTTAATACTCATGCAAGATGTCCTCTGGACTATCTAGTTTTGCTAACACTTCATCGTCGTTTAGCAGACGAATCTCCCCTCCATCGATTTTGATTCGGCTACCTGCATATCTTGCAAACATAACCCAATCATTGACCTTGCACCATGGACCTTCTGGATATCTTTCCTTATCCCTATAACATTGAGATCCCATAGCTAAAACCAAACCACATTGAGAAGCAACTTGTTGTCGTTCTAATGTAGCTTCGGCCAATACTATTCCGCCTTTAGTTTTTTCTTTCATTTTAAAAGGTAAAACTAAAAGCCTCCAACCAGTTGGTTGTGGAATTTTTGATTCTTCTTTTTTTTCTGATTTTTTAACTCCGACTAATGATGTGTCGGGTAACTCAATTTTTGTTTTTTGAGTTAATATCGATGACTGTTCCTTTTGACTCATTTTGCTCCTTATCTTCTAGCAGGTTAGAGAGTTCCTGTTTTATTGCCTCTAAGGCATTTATTTGTCCTATTATATACTTATAATTCTCCATATTGTCAACACTTCCCGATGTGACTGCTATAGATAAAGCTTGTAGTCTTGTATTTATAAACCTTATTAGTCTATTTATTACTGTTTCTAATTGCACTTAACATTTCCATCTTCTCCGTGCCTGTCTTATTCGTGAGTTAGGATCGTTTTGAGTTTTTGCTGATGACCTTTTTAGTTGTCCAAGTGATCTTGCGCAGTATGATTTCCTACGATTAGCAGCTTTTGATCCCGGTTTCACTTTACCAGTCACGGCTGTTTTTAATTTACTTCCAGGGTTTGCTCTTCTATAGGCAGCGACACCCTTCTTAGTCATGCCCGCTCCAGACTTTGTAGGTCTGTAGTTTGCACCTTTGCCTGTAGTGGTTTTTCTTATAGGGTTTTCCCTATTTCTTCTCATTATGCCTTCTTAGCTGTCTTAGCTGATCTTTTTAACGCTTTGTCAGTTACAGATCCTTTACCTGGTTTACTAGTGCCTCTTTTTTTGGCTCTGTTCATATAATAGTAAAGACCTTTTCTAGCTTTTGTTCCGTCTTTTTTTGTGTGGTATTTAGAAGAATCACTTCCGCCTCCACCAAATTTTTTTCTCATCATTCCACCTCCCATAGCCATTGTTCTTTTGCCTGATTTTTCTTTAGCTGCAGTTATAATATCTCCTCTAGTAATTACTTTTTTATTACCATACTTTGCTGCTAATGCTTTTTCTCTAGGTGTAGTTGGCGTTTTGCCTGACTTACCTTTTTTTCCTTCTGAAAAATATTTTCTCATTTTTTTATGTCCTTTCCTTTTGATATACCAGATTTAGTTACTGGTTCACCTTTTAATTTTTGTATATTTTGACGAAGTGATGAGTGAGCTTTATCTAAAGGAGCCATAGTTTTCATATGGTCTTTTTTTATTTTACCTACTGATTTTCTACCTTCTTTTTTTATATTTGAAAGTTCTTTTTGAATTTTAGTTTGTCCAACACTAGGTTTAACAGATTTAATAGTTGGTGAAACTTTACCTTTAAAAAAGTTAAATGCTTTAAAATATTTTGACATTATTTTTTTCCATTTCTAAAAATTTGTGTTCCCTTTATACCATAAATACTCGCGACTACAAGGATCCAGAGATTAGTGAACCATGACGGAAGCTGCGAGAACATCTCAAAGAACAATTTTACCTTGTCCATGGCTCCCGGATCGTCTGATACGACTGCCCAAGCCAAAATTACCACGGGCAAACTGAGAATTATCAAAACTGCCTCGTCTTTCCAGTCTGATTGTCTGGCTTCTAAAAGTTTTCCCTGGTAAGCTTCCTTACCTTCGGCCATACGAGACGCATGCATAAGCTGTGCTTCTGACATAGCCATCTTCGTTTTCTGCTTGTTAGCATAAATTTTACTTCCAGCAGATACGGCTAATTTAATTGCCGATAACCACATGTTAATACCAAGTAGCTTTTTGAGGCTTACGTGTATACGTACCTTGTACAGTAACAGTATCACCTTGTGAAATCACGTTTCTAGCTCTTTTAACATTAGCTTTACTTCGTGAATCATAATCTAGATTCTGATTTGGTACTGAAACCTTTTTTGTTTTTTTATAGTTTATAGCCATATTTTATCTCCTATTTTTTTGCTTATCAGTGTATAACTTAACATCTGCTGCTAGTAAAGCTTTATCCATACTAGTCTCATCTCTCATTTCTGCAAGATCTTCATTTAGATCTAGTTTTTCATCATGAATTTCTTTACCTTGCACTAATTTTGCTCTATCTAAATCGGCTCTTGATTCATCGTAACGCTTTTTACGCTCATTTTCCATTGCTCTAAGGTCTACTTCTCTTGCTTTTAATTTTAATAATGGATCATGGTCAAATTGAGAAGTAATTCTTTTCTCTTCCTTCATAAACTCTTCAGTCATTTCAGCAATCAACACAGCTTTTCTTGCTTCAAGTTGTTGATTTAACTGTTGAAGTTGTTGTGCAGCTTGTGGATTAACTGCAGCTTGCTGTTGAAGCATCATCATTTGTTGCATTTGTTCTCTAAATTCTAATTGAATTTGTTCTTGAGCCATTAAACTAATGTGCTCTAAAATATTTTTCTGTAACGCAGCCATAACCATAGGATTATTTCTAACCATATTAGTTGCCATAAAATTTAAGTGCGAAGTTATGTGAGCTCTGTGGTCTTGACCAGGAAAAGCTTGGAAAGATTTTCCACCTAATGCATCAATGTTTTCCATAGAAGGATCTTTGGGTGCATTTGGCGCAGGTGGTGGTAACACTGCATCAATATTTTTTACACCAATTGCTTGATACATACTTCTATAAATTTGATACATGTTATGAAGTTGTGGATTACTGGTTGCTATTTGTAATTGTGTTTGTGCTATTGTAATTCTTTGAGACATTGAGAAAATATTTGGGTCTGCTACCGGTACAACATCTACTCTGTCATCAAAATCGGTTTGTTTAATATTTCTAGCTCCACCTACAACATCGTATGGGTATTCTGGTGGTAAATATTGTGCAACAACTTTTGATAATAATTTAAATTCATCTTTCATAGCTGCAAAACATCTTTTGTGGATTGCAGACATAACTCTTGAGCCTCTTTCAAGTAAAGCAATTGTAGTTCCAACAGCCGCTTGTTGATTTCCATCGCCAACTTGCATATCAGCAATAGCCGCGAATCTTTGACCAGCTTGAACAACAATACCTAAAAGATTTAATAATGTTTGTGATGGTTCTTTATAAGGTAGAGGGAAAAAAGCATCTCTTAAACTACCTCCTGGTGCATCTACATCTTTAAATTCACCTGGTTGTATTGGTGATGCTTCATCTCTAACTCTAACACCCCTTTGTTTAAAACCTGCAGGAAGATTAGATAAAGTTCCAGCGTCTAATAATTGACGGAGAGCCGACGTTGCCGTACGACTCAATCCGCCAATCATATGAATGAGTCCAAAGCCGTAAAATCCTAGTCCTGGCAGAAATTTGAAGTGGACAAAATATTGGATTTTACGTTTCTTTAGATCATTGGGCGCAAAGTTCCTTCTAATAGAAAGAACTGATCGGTTGCCTTCTTCTACAGTTACTATGTAGGGCAATTTTATTCCAGTCGGTTGTCCATCTGCTCCGACTTCTTCGAAACCTTCTAAGTCTAAATTAACATGACATTCTAAAACATTATAAATTGATTCTTGTCTGCCAGTTTTCTTAGTACCTTCTAATTCTCTTTCCTTTTTCTTTAATTCATCATTAGTAGGGTCCATTCCTGGAGGGCCTAATTCTATATCTCTGTAGAAACCACCTACTTGTTGCTTTCTTAATTCGTTTTCTGAAATTTTTACAGTGTGTATAACTGATTCTGCTTCTTCTAAACTTGTTGCAGTGTACGGCACGACTAAATCGTCTGCTGGTACAAATTTTGATACAGCTCTTCCTAAATTTTGATCATAATAAATTTTTTTAAATGTAGATCCAGCTAGTGGTAAATGAAATAACATAGAATCAAACTCTGCTTCGTACTCTTCCATTTGATCCATAATTAAATAGTTCATGTAATCTTTAACACGAGTTGCTTGTTGTTCTGTTTGCGGATTTTTAACACCAATAATTTGAGTTCTTACTGGACCATCTGCTGGTAATAATTCTTTGTATGCTTGTGCTTGGAATTGTGTAACCGCTTCTGCTAAAACTGGGTGAGTTGCACCACTAGCTCCTTGGAAAGGTTCTGTTCTATTTTCATATTTAAATCCTAAAAGATCTAAGCCTGTTGTATAAGAACGTTCCCATTCTTTTCTAGAAGATTTATAATCCATATAATTTTGGACCATTTCATTTCCAATAGGTTCTAATACATCGTCTGGTAAAATGTCTGCTAAATTATCAAAGTGTGATTCTGTTCCCGGTATATTTATAGCTCCCGGTTCAAAGTCGATTGTCGCTCCACCATCTTCTTCAGGTACAACTTCAATTGGACCTTTTTCTACAATTTCTTCCTGAACATCAACTTGGGCTGCCTCTTCTAGAGGAAGATCAATTTGCTTACGTGTGTTCGGGAGTCCTTTATCTATATCTGCCATTTATACTCCTAGTCATTCATATCACCGATCATTATCGAACGCAACCCCTGTCTTTCAGGTGGAATTGCATTGGGTCTTCTGATTTCAGCTATGCCGCCGCCTGCTGCCATAAAATCCATTGGCGTTCTTATATCTCTTTGTATTTGTCTTATTAAATCTTCTTGCCTTATTTTATTCATAGCATCTATGTCTTCTTGCTCTGCTTTATCCATTAAACCTTGATCATAAAACTGTCCTGCTTCTAATTGAGGATTTGGTCTTATAAATGGTTGCATGTTTAACAAATATTGATCTAATGTATCATCATAAACATTTTGCCTAGCATCTTCTGCTCTTTTACGATAACCCACTCTTCCATAACCAGGATTAACTTTTTGTTGTTCCATTCCATATAATCTTTCTCCAAGTTCCATAACATTTCTTCTTTGTGGCGCCGCTGATCCTTTAGAAAGCGCTGCTTCAAATTCTTCTTGTTCTGATTCACCAAAGATAGGACCAAAGCCATAATCAGTTGCATTACCAATAATTCTTGACCATTTTTTACCAGCAGCATAATCACCAACTGCAAATGGAACCATAAAACCTGCTTCAGCTAACAGACCATAACCAGTCCACTTAGCAACACCTGTAATTCCTCTCATTGCTTTTGTAAACTTTCCTAATTTTTTAATTGCTTCTGCACTTCCTTCAGCTCCTTCTTGAACAATTTTATTGTATCCTTTTTGATAATCAACGATTGAAGTACACTGACCTCCTTGACCTTTGATACATGGAATACCAGCATCTCTAAATCTTTTAACAACATCTTGTTCTAAAAATTTTTTAAACCCTTTAAGTTTGGGATCTGTTTTTAATCTTTCTGTTAATTTTGTACCAGCTTGTGTTTCAATTCTTCTTAAACCTTGTTTTGGAGTTTCAACACCTGCACCATATTGTTTACCGCCTACATTTAATCTAATTCCTTTATCTTTTAATTCTTGCACTCTAGAAAAATCATTATTTAAAATTTGATTTTTAATTACTTCGGCAGTTATATTATCCTGACTTGTTAATAATTGTAAATCTTTTGCTAAAGCTGGATTACCTCTTACTCCACCTGCTCCACTATGGTGAATATTAATAGCGTTGTTTGTTAATCTTCTTCCTTGTGAATTATCTAACCATTGTAATAAATCTGTATAGGCTCTATCGTTTCTTATTAAATTTGTATCAAAACCTTTTGGAAACATTTTCATAAGAGATTGTGGAATATTAGCTTTTGCATTTTTTGCAACGGATACAAACTTAGAAATTTTTGCAGCTTCAGGGTGATTAGTAATAGGATTACCAATTTTAGAATTAGCGTGATAATATTTTACACCATTTTCAGAAACACCAATTATCCTACCGGCATCATTAGTAAGCATTTTATATGCAGGATTATTTTTAGACGCCCTATGCATTTGAGCTATTACCCAGTTTTCATCCTTGCTAAAATTAAACGCATAAGGATATTTTTTCCCTGTATTTTCAACAAAATTTCTAACCATATTATATAATTGTTCGTTTTCTTTAGTAGCAATTCCAAATTTTCTACCTGGACCGAATTTTAAATCAATACCTGCGTCTGCTATTTGTTTTCCAAAAGCTTCCTCAATAAGACTTTGAGTTTTTTTTGGAAGTTGTTTAACGTTATGAAAAGCTGGTTTATAACCTCGTTCTACAAAATCGTATACAGCATCAAATTTTTGTTGATCTGCTGCTTGACTAAACCCATATTTATATAATTCAAAATTTGCATTAGGGAATTGTTTTAGAATTTTATTTTGTTGAAATGTTTTAAGAGGATCAAACATTGTAGTTTTACTAAATTTTCCCGGAGTTTTTCCAGTGGCAACATTACTCCTAATTTTACGTTTTTCTAAATCTGGTAATTCTATAAAGTTTGGAGAACTTATTTCTCCTCTCTTATAAAAAAATTTAGCTGCTTTATTCAATTCTTTTTTTTCTAGTTTTCCAGTAAAAGTTTTAGTTCTTATATTTGTTTGAGCTGTTGTTTCGGGCGGTAAATCTGTTACGAATTTATCTCTAATTTTTATAGCTTTATCTAAATCGTCAATCCCACCTTTATACTGAGACTCACCTTTAATTGTTCTTGTAACTAAATATTTTTTACTTACTGGGTGTTGTTTAATATGAGGTTGGTTAGGAACATTTTTGTATAATGGTTTTCCTCCTTTAAAAAACCCGATCCGTCCACCTTGAGCCGCGTTGAATGGTCTTTCTAAATTTATTCTTTGTAAATACTCTTCGTGTGTTTCTTGTGATGGGTCGAAACCTCCAGACATTTCATCTTTAAGAGGACCTGGTACTAGATCTTTGTCTAAGGTAGCAAATCTTCTTGCGTCTGGATTGTCATCGTAAACATCACTAAGATCTATAATCTTTTTTAATAGGTCCATTATTCCCCTAACATTCGGGCTATGCCGCCTGATGCAAAGTCATCAGCCATGTCTGCAGCAGCATCCGCGTCGGCTTCTGCTTTACCTTGTTCATATTCAGTTCGTAATCTTTTTTTAGTTGGTTTAGTATCTTTAACTGTGCCTGTAGCAAACTTTTCCACTTCAGTAAAATCAGATCCATGCTCACCAAATTTTTCAATAGTTGATTCTTCAAATTTAACATTTTCTGGATGTCCTCCTGTCCATTCTGCTTCTTCAACAGTAAACTCTTCTTTAGTTTTTCCACCACCTTTTCCTGTTTTAAGATCAGGTTCGATAAGTTCTGCTGCTCTATACTCTAATCTAACCGGTTGACCATAATGACCATCTGCAAAGCCGTGTTTACCCGTTCCAATATCAACGGCAACATCTCCAGTATCTAATTGCTGTGTTACATACACATCGGTTTGTGAATTAGGAAGTTTAGTTTTATGAACAATAACTCTTTCTACTCCTGATTCAACTTCTGTTCCTTCTTTAATAACTTTATTTACAAGGGGTTTGAACCATGATGGCATGCCATCAGCTCCTTCTTTAATTGGAACTTGTATTAAGTTTTTTTTACCAGCGCCTTTTAATAAACCAAATAATCCTGTTTTAGCAGCTCCTACCGTTGCAGCTCCTGCACCTATCGCTTGTAGAAATAATCTTCTTGCTTTATCAATCCCACCAAGTTTAAATCCAGTTCTCTCGCCCAACATGCCTGCAACACCGCCGTATGCTTTTTCATCTCTTAACATTTGCAATATTTCTTCTACTTCATCTGTTAAAGTGTTATCACTAACTTTAAAACCATAATCTTCAGGATCAATTATGTTACCAATGTAATCTTCATTTTTTCTATTTTCTATTTCTTTTAGAACATCTTTTTTAAGTTTATCTATTTTTATTTTTTGAACTGCAGCTTTGTTTCCTGCTTCAATTTCAGCTTTAATCTGTGCTTCTGTTTTAACAGCAGTTGGTTTTGATCCTGTTGCTTTCATAATTCCTGATTGTAATTCACTAGTAGGTCTTGGTGTTCTAAAGTCCGTAAGTCTATCTTTTGGAAATTGAATAACTTTTCCTTTTCCTGCTTGTCCAGCTGCTTTAAATCTAAGCTGTAACATTTCTATGGCATTAGGGTTTCTGCCAGTTCTTTGAATAAATTGTTGTAATAGAATTTTTAACATTATTTTTTACCTTTTTTTCTTAGTGATTTTTGATATGCTTTTTTAACTATGGGTTGATCAAAATAAGGTCCAGTCTTTTTTTCAAAATCAGAAGTCATTATTCTATGATAAGCTTCAATCTTTTTTGGACCAGCAGTATGTTTTTTATTTTTTAAAGTTACATTCATGGACCCTATCATTATATCTTTTTTTCTACTGGTATCTTTTTTATAAATATTTCTTTGACCTTTTAAAAAATCTAATCTTAGTTTTCTCTCTTCTTTTCCTACTCTTTTAATTTTTTTACCACCTTTAATTATGGCACCCATACCTTTAGTTAATAATGTCATTAATAATAATTCCTTTTAGTTTTCTCTGCCTTTGCATCTACGTAATCTTCAGGGTGACCGACCAGACCGCCCTGTCTGAATCGCATAATGGCTTGGGTCGTAGAGTCCACCAAGTCATCGTGATCGCCATAAGGGAATGCCGCGCACTCCTCAATGACTTCCTCAGCAAATTTTTGCTCAGGACACCATATCATACCAGATTCGAACAAAGGTGCAACCGCATTTACACGTGCGTGCTTATCGTTGCCTTTGGAGGGCGTGAAGTTGACAACTGGTATATCCATCTTCCTAAGCTCATAAGTCAAAGGCAAACCAGATGCTTTAGCCTCTACAATAACCGTTTCTGGTTTCCAATACTCATATTGTTGAAGGGCCAGTCTTCTTAATTCTGGAAACTCATATCTACCTTTTATAGCATCGAGTAAAATTAAATTAGCTGCTGAGTCTTCATCAGGATAAAATATACCCCACGTCGTAATAGCACTGTAATCGGCTGTTTCTTTTTTAAGAAAAGCTGTGTCATAACTCTGTATGACATGATGAAGTTTAGGTATATTCTCACCTTCATATTTTCTCCACCACTCTCTTTTAAGTATTGCCCCTTCTTCTGCTGTTGGATTTTGCATCCATTGAGCATTCCATTTAGCAACGGGT